GGCACCACCCACAACACCCAGATACTCTGTACCATCAAATGTGGTAGGATCGCTGGGATAAATTGGATTGGTCAGTGCGCTAAACGGATTGAAACCGATGTCACTGGTAGTAGATTTTTTAATTTTTAGAGGACGACCCATTTGTTTTCTCCTTAAAGAAGTCCGATGCGGGTTCTAGCCGCTACGCTGAGGGTGTTAACAACAGCATAAAACGCACGATTGCGTTGCAGATATATTTATGGAAAATGTCAAAAGCTCAGGCAGCACGCATTAAATATCAGTATGGAAACAGAATTTTTAATTGAACAAGGCAATCAACATCGCACCGATCGCCAATATCACGAAGCACTCAAATGCTATGCATTGGCGTTTGTGCAAGATCCAGAATCGGCAGCGGCCTGGAACAACTACGGCAATGTAACCAGAGAAATGGGTTATCCTGCTAGATCTGTACCGTTTTTGCAACATGCATTGGTGTTGGAACCCAACAATGTCACTGCACAATTCAATTTGGCAGTGGCCTATCTGCTGCAAGGCGACTACAGTCGCGGTTGGCCAGCATACGAAGCTAGATGGAACTACGAGCATCTTGCTGGCACAGAACCCAAGTATCAGCAGCCACGTTGGCGCGGTCAAGATCTACGAGACAAAACCATTCTTGTGGTAGGCGAACAAGGACACGGGGACAACATTCAGTTTGTGAGATTTTTGTGGAACTTGCATCAAATGGGTGCAAAAGTCAAACTACAAGTCACTGACGGTTTGATTCCGCTGCTGAGTCGCAGCAATATCATACACCAAGTAGGTAGATATACCGACGACATGGGCGAGTTTGATTATTGGGTTCCTATCATGAGCATACCCGGTGTGTTGGGCATCACACTAGATATACTGGCAAAACCTGTGAGTTATCTCAATGCTGATCCTGCACTGGTTCAACAGTGGCAAGAACGTCTGGGTCCAAAAACACGCATGAGAGTAGGTCTGTGCTGGAGCGGACGTCGAGACTCATGGCTCAATCAACACAAAGCCATGCAGTTTGATGATGTTGTTCGCATGTTGAAAGACAACCCGCAATACGAATGGATCAATCTACAGTGTGATGCCACTGAAGAAGAAACTGCTGAACTTCAACAGTTGGGTGTCAAAATGTTTCCTGGTTGTGTGTCAAGCTTTGCAGAAACTGCTGCACTGATCATGCACATGGACGTTGTGGTCAGTGTGGACACTGCTGTGGCTCACTTGTCTGGTGCACTGGGCAGGCCGCTGTGGTTGATGATCCAACGCTACAGTACTGATTGGCGATGGTTGTTGGATCGCGACAGTTCCCCTTGGTACTCCACAGCACGACTGTTTAGACAATCTGATTACGGAGATTGGACCAGCGTTGTTAAAAAAGTTAGCCAATATCTATCGTGGTTCAAGGTGTAATATAGTACAATACACCTGTATCCAATACAAGATACTATAAAAAGCAAAGTCGTTAAACTATATTACTTAATCCGCGCCACTCCTGAATTGACTTGTCAGAATGTGCGGATTTTTTACGGCCAACAAAAAAGCACCCGAAAGTGCTTTTTTGGTTGCTTGTGAAAAGCCTTGCAGTGATTAGCTGAAAGACAAGTTCTGTACAGCGATCTCACCAACGTAGTCGCCAGCGTTGCCGAAGCTGCTAGCAGTGTTGGTCAATTCGATGTAACCATAGCGAGTCATGAAGCTCACAACTGGTTCAAATGTTGACGGATCCAGAACAACACCGCTGCTCATCAATGGGATGTATGGGCAGTAGAATGCAGGAGCGTCAGCTTCTGAAGAACCCTTATAACCAACCAACACAGGAGTTGTGTCGCTAGCATAAGAGTCAACAAACACACGCATAGAACCGTTGAGGGTACCAGCAAACTTGGTGTTTGTAGGAGCTTCGAAAGTACCTTCTGTGGTACGAGCAAAAGCACTAGTAGTTGCAGATTGCAACACTGTCAAAGCGGCAGAGCTAACAACAGCGTAGTTACCAGCGCCACGACGTGTACGCTGAGCGATCAAGTTAGCAACACGGTTGATCAGAACAGCCAAAGCAGCGTGCTCGTCACCAACGAATGTAGCAGTACCAGAAACAGTAGCCTGGTTGTATGTGAACTCAGTAGAAGCCAAGCTGCGTAGGGACAGGAGAATCTCCTGGTCAATTTCAGCTGTAATTTCTTGTGCCAGAGCAGCCATGATTTCGGCTTCAACGTCAATACCGTGCATTGCTTGAGCATCTTGGGCACTTTCAAATGTCCAACGTGCTTGCAACTTACGTGTCTTGGCTTCAACAGCTTGCTTCAGGATCTGGACGGAAATTTGCTTACCGCCGTTACCTTCCATACTAGCAGTAGAACCGCCAGTGTAGCTAGTTGCTGTAGTTGTGTCTTTAGGCACAGTAGAGTAAGCAGTAGCAATTGTGAATGGGCTCAAGGCTTCTTGGCCAGCTGTTACGCTGGTTGCTGCCAATGAGTTATCAGTCAAGCTTTGGGCATAACGCACACGCAGAGTGTGGATTTGACCAACTGGGCCAGTCATGGGCTGAACGCCAACCAACTCGTTAGCAATAACGGTTGGCATAACACGACGGATCACTGGCAGAATCACACGGTTAAGTGTGGCAATGTTGCCAGCAGATGTAGAACCTGCGGAAGCGTTTTCCTTCAAGTACTTACGGGTATTTTCTAAAATAACACCCATGCTGTTGCGCTTGGTGCCGTTCAGACCTTCAAGCAGAGCTTCTTTGGTCTCGCCCCAGCGGCTTTCAAGTAGTTCTTGCGACATTTAAGTCTCCTATATAAAAAGATTATAAACCTGCCAAACGCTTGAGGTCGATCACATTTCTGCGGTCATCCGGATCTTGCTGTGTTGGAACAGTTTTATCTCCAGTCACTGACGAAACAGATTCAACAATTACCTTTTGGGTTCTTGCGGAACGGTCTTCCATCACTGCAGGGAGATATTTTTCGAATGCGTTTTTCAGACGAGCTGTTTGTACGCTTTCGAGCAAATTACGCATTACATCGGCTTTTTCCCGGTTTAAGGGATTCAGCAATTCGGCCATGAGTTCTTTACGCTCATTGCTGTCACGAAGAATACGCATTTCGCGTTCTTTGGACTCAACCAAGACTTTCGCCTTTTGGGTGAGTTGAATGGCTTCCGCCAACTTGCGATCTTTGTCGGTCAGCATATTGTACAACTTCTTGACTTCGGCTTTCTCATTGAGATGAGTAGCTCCAAATTCAGCTGCATATGCTTCAAAGATACGACGACCAAAACTGTTCTCTCGAGCAGCCTTGATGTCTTCTTGCAATTGTGTTAGTTCTGCCTTAAGGTGGTGGCTAACGGCTCGGCTCATCTTTTGAGCACTTTCTTTTACAAAACGTGCTTTGAGACCTTCCAATTGTGTGCGTGCTTCACGAACCAAACGAACCTTGGTTTCCACCATGTCGCGCTTGTCAGCAGCAAACTCTTGAATTTCTCGAGCCAGAGCATGCACCACAAAGTTCTCAAGCTTGTTGAGTCCTTCAGTATGCATTTTACGATCTTTGCGCAGTTCGCTAATTTCTTCAGCCAATTTCTGAACCATGAAGCCATTGAACTTCTGTGCTGATTCTTTCATTTTGCCTTGGAACTTAACACGATCTTCAGCAATTGCACGCTTCTCAGCTGCAACTTGTTGAATCTCATTGGCAAGACCATCAGTTACCATCTTATCTAAGGCTTCGACCATGACTGTTTTGTCATGTTCGTAGCGTTGCGCAAATTCCTCGCGGAGTTCTGCACGTACTTGCTCGCGGGCTTCATTCAACTTAGATTCCCAAGCCTCGTTTAATTCTCGGCTTACGTCTTCGTTGATCAGGCCGCTGTCGAGCAAAGGTTTGATTGCATCAAACATTCCTGATTCTCCTTAGATTTTAAGTTCTCGGATAAGGCGCTTTACTTCCTCGGCCAAGTACTTCTGCACTTTGTCGCCTTGACCAGCTTCGCGAGCCATTTCCATCACGCGGTGACCATGTCTCATGTTCATGAGACCTTCGTACACTGCTGTGGGATAAGCATTTGGTGCGCTGGGTTGAGCAACTACATCAATAGTGACTATTTCAAAGTCACTAACATGTCCTGTTCTGTCGTCTACGTTGCCTGAACCTCGGCTGGATACGCCTAGTTTCACGCCACTTTGCAACAGTGTCTTAATTAAATTACCCATTGGAGTAGGTAGAATCTTCAATTTACCGCAACCAGCATGTCCGTCCATCCACATGCCTTCTACAGAATGGCACACACGATCCAAGTTAATCTTGAGATCGTCTGGGTGGTCCACTTCACCTAGTACGGAGTTTCCGTCGCGGATCTGTTCGTTGATTGTTTCTACTGCTTTGAGAATTTCGTGGCGTGGATAGATGCGTTCATTTGCATTACGTTTATCGCCTTCAATGCAAATGCCTTTGAGGTAGAGATTCTTACCCCCGCT